GCGCCTGGAGGACTCGGCCGGAAACAGCCTGTTCAACGTCTGGGGGCAGGGCTACAACCGCGTCGGCGAGCTCGACCTCAGCGAGGTCAAGGGCAACCTGGCATCGCTCCAGTTCAAGCTCCTCCCCGGCGCCGAGCCGAACACCATGGAGTTCCACAACAAGCTCGGGATCACCACGTGGGAGGAGCCGGGCGCCCCGTTCCGCCTCCAGGACGAGAACGTCGTGAACCTCACGGAGGCGTTCTCCAAGTACGGCAGCCTCGCCACCGCCAGCCAGTTCCCCAACGCCATCCAGCACGTCAAGATCGGCGCCTAACGATGACCGACGCGGTGCCCTCCACCCCGACCAAGCTCGACTGGTACGTCAACGCCATCGGCGACGACAAACCGTTCGCCGCCGAGTCGGATGCCCTCGCCCGAGTCATGGTCCATGACTTCATCGGCGGCAAGGCAAACCCGTTCGGCGTGCCGAGCGAGGTGGTGGAGCGCGCCGTGTTGGAGGTCGGAGCGGACCTGTACTACCGCAAGGCCAGCCGCAACGGCGTAGTGCAGCTCGACGGCGTGGAGCCGCAGCTCTACCGCCTCAACCGCGACCCCATGGCAGCCGCATACCCGCTGCTCCGCCGCTACCTCGTGATGGGGCTCTGACCATGGCCGACGCGCCCCGCCTTGACCAGGCCGACGAGCTCGTGCTCGCCGTCCGTGACGCACTCGACGCGGCCGGACTCGACAAGGTGCACGCCACCATCAACGCCGCCGAGATCCCGTCCGGCGCCGCCAACGGCGTCGTCGTGGTCGCGGCGCCGAAGCTCGACTTCGCCACATGGGCCGACCCTGTCGTCGAGTGGGAGCTCCACGCCATCGCCGGACCAGCCGACAACTACCTCGCCGCCTGGCGCGTCCTCGACAAGATCCTCCAGGCCCTCCACGCCGCAGAGCTCAACCTCAAGCGCGCCGAGCCGGGCGGATACGCCCAGCTCAACGGCCCCGTCCTCCCCAGCTACACCATCACCCTCAACGACCCCGAATAGGAGAACCACCATGACCGTTCGCACCCTCGGCCCCGGCTCGCTCAAGATCGGCGAGACGGCCTCCGCCCGCGAGTGGGCCGGAGAGCTCACCAAGACCTCCCTGGAGGTCGACACCTCCTCGGAGGATCCCATCCCCGTCCTCGACGGTACGGAGGTCGACGGCGAGGACAGCTACGCCTACGCCCTCAAGGGGTCGCTGCTCGATCGGTTCGACCGCCAGGGCCTCCAGGCGTTCGCCGAGACGAACAAGGGCCTTCTCCTCCCGTTCGTCTGGACGCCGAACAACAGCGGGGACCTCGACATCTCCGGCACGGTCAAGATCCGCCCGATCAACTGGGGAGGCGACGTCAAGAAGAAGAACGCCAACGACTTCGAGTTCACCGTCATCGGCGGCATCACTCTCGGCGACGTCGTCTAGCCATGACCGGAGCCGTCCACGAGGTCGCGGGAGGTCGCCAGCTCCGCAAGACGCTCCGCGAGGCCGGAGAGGACCTCTCCGACCTCAAAGACGTCCACAAGCAAGCGGCGACCCTCGCGGCCAACCGGAGCAAGCAGCTCGCCCCTGAGCGCTCAGGACGGCTCCTCGCCACCATCCGCGCGGCCGGAACCAAGACGGCCGGGATCGTCCGCATCGGCAACAACACCCGCGTCCCCTACGCCCCCGTCGTGCACTGGGGATGGGCCGCGCACCACATCGCCCCCAACCCGTTCGCCTCCAAAGGCGCACAGCAATCCGAATCCACGTGGCTGCCTCTGTACGAGCGCTACATCGGCAACACCCTCAACAAGATCGAAGGAATTTGACCATGGCATCTCACAAGCTCCGCATCACCTTCCAGGACGGCAAAACCATCGTTGTCCAGCCCACCCTGGAGGACCGGCTCAAGTTCGAGACGACCCTCCGCAAGAACCGGGGATGGGGTGAGCTCAAGGACAACGCGCTCAAGCTGGAGCCCTTCCTCGCGTGGTCCGCCGCGCATCGCGGCGGCGAGACGAGCCTCTCGTGGGAGGAGTTCACGACCGGCCCCACCGCCGCCGTCGACGTCGAGAAGGTCACCGACGAGGACGAGTCCGCCGCCGAGCAGGAGCTCGAGGTGGAGGGCCTGGGAAAAGGTACCCGGAAGGGTCGCTCCACTACCTCTCGGTCGTCCTCGGACTGAGGTTCAAGACGCCTCCGTGGGTCATGCGCGGTGAGGCCGCGCCCGCCCTGGAGGACTACGCCACCTCCGTCCATCTCATCGAACGAATAGCAGAGGAGCACCGTGGGTAAGACCGCCATCCTGGCCATCCGCATCATCGGCGACGCGACCGACGCTGTCGCCGGATACGGCGAGGCCGAGCAAGCCGGAAAGGACTGGGAGAAGTCCGTCGAGAAGCTCAAGGATGGCGTCCAACTGGCGGGGGCGGCGGCTGGCGCCGCCCTCGCCGCGGGCTTCTACGGTGCCGTAGAGAACTCCAAGTCCAACGACAAGCTCGCCGCTCAGCTCGGGCTCTCCGCCGAGGAATCTGCCCGGTACGGCGAGCTCGCCGGGGACATGTACGCTGACGCCTACGGTGACAGCCTCGGCACCGTCAACGAGGCCATCCGCGGCGTCGTCGGCAACATCCAGGGGATGGGCCAGGCGTCGGACGAGGAACTCTCCGGCGTGACCGAGAAGGTGCTCAGCCTGTCAGGGGCGTTCGACCAGGACCTCGGCGCCACCACCACGGCGGTCGGCCAGCTCATGCGGACCGGCATGGCCAAGGACGCCGACGAGGCCCTCGACATTATCGCCCGCGGCCTCCAGACCAACTCACGCGCCTCAGAGGATCTCCTCGACACCTTCACCGAGTACCCGGCACTCTTCCAGAGGCTCGGCCTCGACGGTGAGACTGCCACCGGCCTCATTAACCAAGGGCTCGCCGCTGGAGCTCGCAACACCGACGTCGTGGCCGACGCCCTCAAGGAATTCCAGATCCGGGCGACAGACGGCTCTACCTCGTCCGCCGCCGGATTCGAGGCGCTCGGCCTCAACGCCGCCGAAGCCACGGCACAGATCGCGCGTGGCGGCGCCGATGCCTCCGCGGGCCTGGACGACGTGCTCGACCGCCTCCGGGGCATGACCGACCCCGTGGCCCAGAACGCCGCCGCCGTCGCCCTCTTCGGCACCAAAGCGGAGGACCTCGGCGGCGCCCTGTTCGCCCTCGACCCCTCCACCGCCGTCGACTCGCTCGGCCAGGTGACCGGCGCCGCCGCCGAGCTCGACGCCACCATGAACAAGCACAACGGGATCGAGGAGCTCGGCCGCGCGGTCACCACCACGTTCACTGACATCGGCGAGGCGGCTATGCCCGTCATCCTGCCGATGCTCGACGGCCTCCGCGAATTCGCCCCCATCCTCGGCCCGCTCGCCATCGCTCTTGCCGCAGCGGCCGGAGCCGTCACTCTCGTGTCGGGTGCCATGAAGGTCTACGCCGCCGCTCAAGCCATCCAAACAGCCGCCCAGTGGGCCTCCAACGCCGCATGGCTCGCCTCCCCGATCACCTGGATCATCCTGGCCATCATCGCCGCCATCGCCCTCGTAGTCGCCATCGTCGTGCTGCTCATCCAGCACTGGGACGACGTCGAGAAGGTCGCGGGCGAGGTCTGGGGGTTCGTGCTCGACACCATACGTAACGTGGGTGACTGGTTCGCCTCCGTTTTCAAGTCAATCGGCGGCTGGTGGGACGGGCTGGTCGGCGATTGGAACCGCGGATTCGAGACGTTCGTCGGTTGGATCCGCACGGCCCTCGACTGGCTCGGCCGACTCATCGACGGCGCCGTCCCCGGCTGGGTCAAAGACATGCTCGGCATGAGCAACAAGACCATGCGTGCCAGCCTCGCCGTCGACGCCCCGGACGCGGCCCCGTCGCTCATGGCGTTCAGCGCGGCCGAGGCAATGGAAGGGTTCAGCTTCCGCACTGCCGCAATCCCCACCGCCTCGACCTTCGCGGCCGTGGCTACTGACCCCGGCGCCCTGAGCGACGGCCGGGACCGCGGGGGAGACACCTACGTCACGGTCGAGTTCAACGGGCTCGTGACGGACCCTGAGGGCGTGGCCCGCGAGATCCGCAAGCTGCTCAGTGACAGCGATAAGGCGAACGGCCGCACTTTCGCCGCTGGGGGTGGTTCGCGATGACCACGGGT